TGCAAAGGATCCAGCGTACTTTATGAGAAAGTATTGCTACATCCAGCACCCTAAAAGAGGACGTATACTCTTTAACCTTTACCCATTTCAGGAGAAGGTATTACATTTATTTAGAGACGAGCAGTTTATTATAACTCTTAAGTCAAGACAGTTAGGTATATCAACTTTAGCTGCCGGATATTCTCTATGGTTGATGTTATTTCATAAAGATAAAAACGTCTTAGCATTAGCAACCACTCAAGCTACAGCACGTAACCTTGTAACTAAGACTACTTTTATGTATGACGAGTTACCAAAATGGTTAAAACTACCAGCCGTTGAAAAAAACAAATTATCTTTAAGATTAAAAAACGGATCTAAAATACAAGCTAAATCCTCTAATGCAGATGCAGCACGATCGGAAGCTAATGCAGATGCTGCCCGATCGGAAGCGGTATCTCTCTTATTAATAGATGAGGCGGCCTTTATTGATAATATTGANGANACNTTTGCAGCAGCACAACAAACACTAGCTACCGGGGGTCAATGTATGGCCTTATCTACACCTAATGGTATCGGTAACTGGTTTCACCAAACATGGGAAAAAGCTGAAACAGGAGAGAATTCATTCTGTCCGGTAAGACTGCCTTGGACTGTTCACCCTGAAAGAAATCAAGCCTGGAGAGATATGCAGGATAGAGATCTTGGTCCTAGAATGGCAGGACAGGAATGTGACTGTGACTTCTTAGCTTCAGGGGATACTGTATTTGAACCTACCGATCTTATCTTCTACGAAGAGACTTATCAGAAAGATCCTGTAGAAAGAAGAGGAGTTGATAGTAATTTATGGATATGGGAACCTGCTGACTATACAAAAGATTATATGGTAGTAGCCGATGTCGCTAGGGGTGACTCTGCCGATTACTCTGCATTCCATGTATTTGAAATAGAATCATGTACCCAAGTAGCCGAATATAAAGGTAAGATATCCCCAAAAGACTTTGGAAATGTACTTGTAGGAATAGCATCAGAATATAATGAAGCCTTACTAGTATGTGAAAATGCAAATATAGGGTGGGCTACAATAGAACAAATACTTGAAAGAGAATATAGAAACATGTATTATAGTTCTACTTCTAATATGGAGACAGTAGAATCATATATGAACAAATACGAAAGAGATAAACTCGTTCCCGGGTTTACAATGTCTGCTAGGACTAGACCCTTAGTTATAGCTAAGATAATTGAATACGTAAGGGAAAGATCAGTTACCATACAGTCTAAGAGGTTAATGGCCGAGATGAGAGTATTTGTATGGAAGAACGGTAAACCTCAAGCACAGACGAACTACAATGATGATTTACTTATAGCTTGTGCAACAGCATTGTATGTTAGGGATACAGCTTTAAGATTGAGACAACAAGGTATGGATTTAGCAAGAGCACAGCTATCTTCTTTTAGTAATTTAAACTCTCAAAACAAAGCTGTTATGAGTTCAGTTGGTTCCTTCCAAGATAATCCTTATATTGTTAAGACGAACCATGGTGACGAAGATGTCTCATGGTTATTTAAATAATACTATTTATATATAAAGTAAATTTACAATGGCGGATAAATCCTTATTTGGTAGACTCAAGACACTCTTTGCTTCTGACATTATTGTTAGAAACGTAGGAGGTGATGAGTTAAAAATTGCCGACGTTAATCAGATTCAATCTACGGGTAGATATCAGACTAACTCGTTAGTAGATAGATTTAGTAGACTCTACATCTATAATAACAAAAATGTATTTAATCCTAACCTGAACTATCAGACATTAAGGATTCAACTATACTCAGATTACGAGGCAATGGATACTGATCCAATTATTGCTTCTGCATTAGATATTGTAGCTGATGAAGCTACGGTTAAAAACGATAACAACGAAATATTATCGATTAAATCATCTGATGAAAATATACAAAAAGTCCTTTATAACTTATTCTACGATGTTCTTAACATCGAATTTAATTTATGGTCATGGACTAGAAACATGTGTAAATACGGAGACTTTTTCTTAAAGCTTGAAATAGCAGAGAAGTTTGGAGTTTACAATGTTCTACCATACACAGTCTACCACATGGTTAGACGAGAAGGAGAAGATCCTACACAACCAGGAAAAGTTGTTTTCCAATTAGATCCAGACGGATTAGCTTCTTCACAGAATCCTAACTACTTACCAAAAAGAGAACAGTCTAAAGTAGTAGAGTTCGACAACTACGAAGTAGCACACTTTAGATTAATATCAGATACACATTACCTACCTTATGGCCGTTCTTATTTAGAACCAGCTAGAAAGATCTTCAAACAAGTTACTTTAATGGAGGATGCAATGTTGATTCATAGAATCATGAGAGCTCCAGAAAAGAGAACTTTCTTTGTTAACGTTGGATCTATTCCTCCTAACGAAGTAGAGCAGTTTATGCAAAAGACTGTTAATACAATGAAAAAGACTCCTTATGTAGGAGAAGATGGTCAGTATAACTTACGTTTTAATATGCAGAACATGATGGAAGATTTCTATATCCCGGTAAGGGGTGGAGATACTTCTACTCGTATTGAAACTACTCCTGGTNTACAGTATGACGGAGTAACAGATGTACAGTATCTTACANGCTAAAATGTTTGCTGCATTAAAGATTCCAAAAGCTTACTTCGGATTTGAAGGAGACTTATCTGGAAAAGCAACACTTGCTGCAGAAGATATTAGATTTGCACGTACAGTAGAGAGAATACAAAAGATATTAGAATCAGAGTTAACTAAAATAGCATTAGTACACTTATATACTCAAGGATTCACAGGAGAGAGTTTAACTAACTTTGAAATCAAGTTATCTACTCCATCTATTATATTTGAACAAGAGAAGATTGCTCTACTAAAAGAGAAAATTGATCTTGCTAATCAAATGAAAGATACTAAATTATTCTCATCAGATTATATCTATGAAAACTTATTCGATATGTCTGAAGATACTTACATGGAGATGAGAGATTTAGTTAGAGAAGATTCTAAACGTTTATTTAGAATAGCTCAAATTGAAAATGAAGGTAATGATCCTGCTAAATCAGGAACAACTTACGGAACACCTCATGATCTTGCTTCAATGTACGGTAGACGTTCTACTTCTACACCAAAAGGAGGAGCACCCGGAGAAGTACCAGCAGGGTATTCAGAAATGGAACCTAAATGGGGAGAACCAGGACCAGAAGGAGGAAGACCTACAGAAAAAGCATCAGTTTACGGAACAACAGCTGCAATGGGCGGAAGAGATCCATTAGGGCAGCATGGTATGAAAGGCGGCTTTCCATCAGATAATGATAACGTAATGGAGAACCTAACCACCCAGGCAATATACCACAGAACTAAAGATTCATTAAAAAATATCGTTTTTACTAAAGAGAATAACAATGAACCTGATATGATGAATGAAGGGAACATTAAAGATTTAGGTAATTAGTAGATATTTATAATCGTAAACGTGTATAATGAAAGTAAAACACTCAAAATTTAGAAATACAGGTCTTATTTTTGAGCTGCTTGTAAAACAAATTGCATCAGATACTCTAAACAATAGAGACTCTGCTGCCGTTAAGATACTTAAAAAGTATTTTACAGGAAAAACAGCCTTAGCAAAAGAATTCAAACTATATGAATTTATAGCTAAGAATAAGAATATATCTCAATCTAAAGCAGAAGCAATTGTTTCTACTATAACTGAGATATCCCGTAGATTAGATCAAAAAGAATTAAAAGAGTCTAAGTATAACCTTATATCTGATATTAAAGAGAACTACAACGTAGAAGAGTTCTTTAGTATTCAGGTTAGAGATTATAAAGCTTTAGCTGCCTTATATTGCTTATTAGAAGCACAGAATAATACAGATTTAGTAGACCCTAATGTATTAGTAGATAACAAAACTACTATTTTAGAACATTTAACCTCTTCTCCACAAAAAGAAGCAGACGTTAAAGATACTTTAATAGAAGACTACGCTAAATACGATAAAGACTTACGTTTACTTACTTTCAAAATATTGTTAGAGAAATTTAACGATAAATACAAAGACTTACTTCCAGAACAAAAGAACATTCTTAAAGAATTTATTACATCAGTTAACTCAAATGCACGTTTACGTAA